CCCAGTTTCTTAATTGATAGTGCGTTTCGATATTTTGAGACATATATGATTGCGCGTAAGAAGATCCGTCGTGACAAGTCTCCTCATGCATATAAGGAGGCTTACGACTTCAGACGTGCAGACATTAAAGCATCATCGATGGAACTACGCAAAGAGTTTGCCGCCTATGGGCATCAGTATAAGAAGAGGAAAAAGGTTGTCATGGTCACAGATTGGTCGAAAGCTTTCGGTGTCCATGTTCAGCATTGCTGGGGTAGTCGTGTCGATCACGGCGAATTCTGGGGTGCTGATAACATGCCGAAGAATCCTTCACTGTTCGACAAGCAATTACTGTCAAAACTTCCGATAACCGTTGACAACAAGAGGTCTCACTTCCTTGGCCTGTCCTGGAAGAGGGCTGGATCGAGGCCTCAGCGGTTCCGTAGGTCTAATCCGGAAAACATAGACCTTTTACGAGGTAAATGTGAGACAGTCTACAGCAAGGAATTCTTGACTGACGCGACAGCTGAATGGTCGATCGTCGACGGTTGCTGGGACACGTCCCGTGCTCAGCTACAGCGTTTCGCTTCTTTCAAGAGTCACAAGCTGTCGTATCAGAAGATCTTTGAAGCGATTAGAGCTTATAGCCATGAGCTCGTTCTCCCCGCATTAGAGGCACCATCTTTTGAGTCGATCTTCGACCTAAAGATAAAGTGGAGGGCAGAGGCGGGCTTTGACTATGCACCTTCGAAGAAGGGTGAGGCATGGTCGGGAGCATACAAGGACGCGCGTATCTTATGGGGGATCTTTACACGGGAATACTATCCAGCATGTTTTGAGTGGATGGTCGGCGGGAGATGGCGCAGAAACAAGTCGTCCCATGACGACAACGCTGAGTCTCGAGCGGTACTATACAACGTATTCTCTATGGACCTTATAACTATGCTGTTCAGTCAGCCCCTCACGAATGCTTTCAAAAAGCTTGACGGTGGATTCAACTTCTTAGGCCACTCGATGCAGAAACTGGGCTACGAAAGATATGTGCGCTGGAAGAACGAAAAGATAATGTGCCCGGATGGGACTACAGCAGAGCCTAATACATTCATTGCAATTGACGCAAAATCACACGACTCAAGTAGGACAAGGAAGCACAAGGTAATTGTATTAAGCCTTATACGCGCGTGTTTTCCTAAATCCGGCTTAGTCGATAGAGTGTTCTTTGCAATAACCTACAACTTATGCAATCTAAAGGTGGTGACACCAGGTGGATTTACCTATCTTTTACAAGATGGAAATCCATCAGGGACTCCTTTGACTTCGTGGATCTCTACGTTGTCTAACTGGATAGATTGGTGTTGCATTCGTCATTTCTGCCCACACCTGCGCCAGCGCGATGGGTCGAGATACCCTATGGAAGTGATCATCGCTGGGGATGACACAGAAGTAAAGGCTTTCATTCCTAAAGGGGAGACTGTTAAGTGGCATCTAGTCGCCCGATGGGCCAAGAAGCATTGCTCACTTGACATCCCTATTGAAGAATGGTGCTTCGACGAATTCGACGACACCGCTGATGACCTAATCAATCAGTGCGACAAAGAAAAGGTTTCCTTCTTAAAGGTATCAGTTACTGGGGGACAAGGCGGGACGCATCAGATGAAGCATTTCGCAAACAAAGACCTTGCACCTAAGACGATCTTGAGAGGTAAGAAGTTCTGTCCTGTGGGTAACTTAAAGGCCTTAATGAACGTTCACTGGGACTCCAGTGAGATGCGCCAGGTACTGGCGCTTAGGTATTTTCAGCTAATTAATGGGCGGGACCCTGGTATGCAAAAGGGCGATAAACAGGAGATGAGGAACTATCGGAGAATTGTGGTTAAAAAGAACAATGTAGCCAACAGGTCTTACACCCTGGCGAAGTTCTTTAGCAGATACCATCAGGAGCCCCACGCGGGCGAACCTTTCTCTAAGAACTACCCTGAACTAGGCGACATGCGACACCGCGGAGAAGTCCTCAGGCGTCGTTATGGGTTCAAAAGGGATAGTGTCGAGCGAGCGGTGACCAAAAGTCTCCCGCTCGAATTCTCCGGCCTGCCTTTCCGGCCCGAAGGCAAGATTATCAGGGCCGATGGGGCTCACGCCCCGCTCAGAGGGAGGGGAGCTCTGCCTTTCCCTCTCTCTGACCCGCGGACGAGGCCTGGAGTCCTCTTTTGAAAGGGCTCTGGCTTCGGCCAGAAAAGACAAG